TTACGGAAAAAGTGAGCACGCCTGCCGCAATCCAGTACACCAGCATCTTCATGTCGCCCTTCACGGCGTACGGCACCGCCGCGCAGAAGTCGAGAGCCATGAGTATCGTTGGGAATATCTTCTCCATTTGTCATTTCTCCTTGGTGTTTTCGTACTTGAGCATCTGGAACATGTCTGGCTCGAAGCTCGCGAGAACCTTGTTTTTTGCCGCGTCGAAAAAGTTGCGGTCTACCTCGAATCCGTAGCTTTTACGGCTCATTTTTTGCGCCGCGAGAAGCGTGGAGCCGCTACCACAGCACGGGTCTATGACTACCTCTCCCTCATCCGAGAAAATGCTTATAAGGCGTTGTAATAGCTGGACGGGTTTCTGCGTGGGATGTATCTTCGGCGTTTCGGTGTCGCGTTGCCAGTCCATGCAGTTGAACACCATCTTGCCGTTGTTGTTGAACTTCGGCAATTTGTTGCGGTAGAAAATCAGCCCGTATTCGCAGTTGCCGACGACCTTCATGTTCGCTTTCAGCACTTGTGCGGAGAAATCCTTGCGGAACACCAAATTGATGTAGTTCGGGAGTCCGTACTTGCGACCAAGTTCTATAAACTTGAATTGTTGCTCGAACTCGCAGAACAAAATCATGCAAGGAGCCTTCCCGCTTTCCTTCGGTTCCTTTACGAGCATTTTGGAGCAAAAGTGCATGAACTCGGCGGGTCGGAACTCGTTCTCGCTGTTAAAGAACTTTTTCCCAGCCTTGTCGCTTTCGCCGTTCTTGTTGTCGCCGTCAACGTACCATGACGGATTCGAGCCGTATGCGTTCGTGCCGAGGTTGTATGGCACGTCCGCGATTATGAGTTGTGCCTTCGGGATTTGGTAAACCTTGTAATTCTGGAAAGAATCGCGGTAAAGGTGCATGTCGTATTTGTGCCATTCGTTGTTCATTTTATCCTTGTGTTAGGTCAAAGTTTTGCGGGGCTCCGCTGTACGACTCTAATCCTGATAGATTGTGTAATTCGTAAAAACAATGGAGCCGTGAGCCGAACCCCGCCTGCTGCGAATCGTTGGTTCATCGCGGCATTTTCGGGCCCTCCGGATGCGGCGTGTACGTTTAGGGGATACTGTGTTGTGGTGCATCCATCGGGCAAATGTTGGCGGTCGTGTCGAGATTCCAGGCAGACCCTTTCGGGCTTGGCTGTTATACCCCATCCTTGCGGGTAGGGGCGACCGCCGTAAACTTGCGGGCGTTGTTTTTACGAGGTGCGTGACTGCGCCCAATCCTCGAAATATGCCGACCACGTTCTAGCGTGGCCTTCCGATACGCAAGCCCGCTCGGAGCCGGGGACATAGACCTTCTTGCGCTGGCCGTCGGACTTTGAGATTCGTAGAGTTACGAACCACTCACGCCTTCAGGGCGTGGTCCACGCCTTCTTTTATTGACATAGATGCTCGCAGTCGCTGAATAAGAGACGAATCCCGCAATCCAAAGATTGTTCAATCTATGCCTTCATAAAGAAGGCATCCACCGCTGAATCCGTGCGCTGGGGCTTCGTTCGCAGACACTCGCCTGCTAGTGGCATCCCCGGATTCGAACCGGGCCGGAGGGGTATGGGGACCTGCTCGCGGGCACCTGCGATGCCATGGTGCACTCTTCCATGTATTCTTCGGAGCTAGTTATGCAGAGTGCGAGAGTGACGTTCTAACTCGTTCAGGTTCGCCCCGTATTCCCCGGCGGCCGGGGCCACGCCGCCTTAGCCGGAGAAACGGCTAGATTCGAAGGTGCTTCTGGAACGTCCGTTCTATAAAATCGCAGTGTTTGCCCATGGTGTCCAGCTTTTCTCCGGTTGATATTACTGTGAAGAATTTCTCGTTCTTGTTTATCCTGATGAGTTTGTGCAGGCGGTGGTGGATTCTTTTGTCAACGGGAATCAATTCGTCCAGGTAGTTGTAGTTCCAGTGATGGAGCTCTATGTTGCTCGACACTCTTCCGTATTTCGCCTCGAAGTTTCTCCTGCTGTTACTCGCGGGCTTCGAATACTTCGCGTGTTCTCTGTCCTTGTATCCGAGCCTATGGTATTTGTCCCGACCTCTAGCCCTTTCCTTTTCTGCGTATTCCTCGTCGGTCATCTTCTCCATGTAGTTCTTGTGCACATCCGACTTCGTGCAGTTCTTGCATTTATTCAAATGGCCGTCAGCCATCTGCGGATGTGCATAGAACATTGAGATAGGCAGCAATAGGCCGCACCTAAAACATCTTTTGAATGTTCCTGCCATTAGATGCGGCCCCCACTAAAAGGGAGATCGTCGTCGTCCGCTACTCTGCCATTCGGCGAGGGGTTCCCTTCCATGAGGAACTTGTCGAAGTGGTGCGCCACGGCCTTCGCTTCTTCCACGGATGCCTTGCGGTAGCCGCGCGGGCGGTTGATGAAGGCGAGCTCGCGAATCACCTTGCCGTCCTTCGTCTTCTTCACGTTTCCGTCCTTGTCGACGGCGTCCGCGATTGTGACCTCTACGGCCATGCCGACGAGCTGCGGATTCTTCGCGAAGTCCTCGAAGCTGGCGCCATTCCATCCGAGATCGCGCAGGGCCTTAACAGTGTACTGCACCGCGTTCTCGGTGAGGTTGTAGAGCTTCTGCATCTTCTTTCCGTCTTCGGTTTCGACTTCGAGCACGATGCCGCCGGACTTCTTTCCCGTGGTCTGGTTTTCGTTCCAGCTCACGAAAGAGTCGGTAATCTTCGCTTTCTTGTATTCGGGATTGATTAGGTTTGCCATTTTGTACCTTCCTTTTACTTGATTTTCAAAACCCTTTCTTTGGGCCTTGACACGATGCGCTCGGGATAGATGTCCATGAGCTTCTCGACGGTAACGCCTGCAGCCTTCGCCATGGCCGATACACTCACGGTGTCGAGCGCGTGGTCGATGTCCAGGAGGCCCGATTCCTCGAGTCCGTGCGCGATGCCGGAGGCCCTCGTTTCGCCTTCCCATTCGTAGGTGTAGCTCTGCTTCTGCCATGCCACGTTTGCGGGGAGGTCCTCGTCTCTGCCGATATTGTAGGCGTGCTTGGTTACTTCCTTGATGCAGGCGGCGGTCTTCTCGCACCACGAGCGCAGCTCGTTAAGGTCGCGGATTTCACCGTCGCGGAGCTTGCGGGCCGCCACGAAGTCGGCCTGCGCCTTCTCGTCCATTTCCACGCCAGCGTTAGCTATGAGCCACGTCAACGTGTCGGCCATCGCGGCGGTGAGTACGATATTGCCCTTTATGTGTTCGGGCGTTACGATCATTGTTTCTTTTGCCATAGTGTGTTCTCCTTACTTGATTGCGCCTTCAACGGCATTTTTTACTGCGATGTAGATTTCCCTGCGCTTTTCCACCGGAATGTCGGAGGCCTTCTCGTAGCCGAGCGAGCCCATCGCGCTCATGTATTCCTGGTGGTTTTTGATCGAGAGCGTCTTCATGGTGTTCAAAAAGTTCCGCGTGTCGGTTTCTAGCTGGCTTTCCGAGCGCTTCTCGGCAGAAGGCGCAGGCTTGGCCGTGGAGGACGTTTCCTTGTCTTCCTCGCGGTTGTCCATGTCGTCGAAGTCGTCGCTCCCGTCAATGAGGAAAAGGGCGCAGAGGGCGTATTTGCGGGCGTAGCTGGAGCATGCACCCGTGAGCTGCGCCGGGTCCATGCCCGTGCGGCTTTCAGTTTCCCTTGCCCATCCCTGCGAAGAGTAGGTCGTCTCGCCCACCTTTAGCGTGGCGGTGGAAACTAGGTAGAAGCGCCCGTCGACAAAGCGCACCTCGTCGGAAATGGAGAGCTCGGCCCCGGTTTCCTCGAGCACCGGCTTAACGGCCTCGAAGATGTCTTCCACGTTGCGGTATTTGTACTTGCCGAAGTTGTTGCTTTTCTTTTTCGGCGCCTTCACTTTCGCCTGGATGTAGGCGAGCGTGTTCTTTTCGTTATCCATTTTTAGCCCCCTTGTTGATGTTGATTTTCTTAATTTCCTCGTCCAGCTTCTTTAAGCGCTCTTTTAATTCGTTTATACGCTGGGTGGAAACCTCGATTGATTTCTTGTGCATGGCGTTTATTTTTTCCCTTTCCATGTCGGTAATGCAGCGGTAATCGACCATGCAGGCGTGGAGAATGTTCTCGCAGGCGAACAGATAGTCGAACGTAGCCTTGTCAATCGTGATAGTTTCAACCATCGCACACCTCCACGTTGGCGGCAATGGTGAGGGCGTTCTCGAGGTCGCGCTTCGTGGACTGCACGCCGAGCTGCGCCACGCGCCACTGGCGAATCTGCAACGCGGTAATGTCGCGGCCAAGCGTGATGCGCTCCACGATCTCGACGGCGAGGGCGTTGCGGTGCGCCTCCGCTTCCTCGACGGCCTCGATGAGCGCGTCAATGTCATTTTTTGTAATCATCTGTTAACTCCTTGTTGATTGTGTTAATAAGTCCTTGCGAGCTGGCGTGCGGTCCATTTCGCCGTGGCGAAGTCGGCGCCGCCCCTGCGGATGCGGTCAACTTCGGCCAAAACTTTCCTATTGGTGGACGCCTCGCCCGACACGGCCAGGAACGCCCGCCCCTTTTCCCCGGACACGGTGTAAATCGTGTTCGACTTAATGCTCTTGACATCTTCGGTCATCATGCTTTAGCCCTCAACATCTTGTCCAGCTTCGCGCGATAAACGTTCATGTTTCGCTTGAGCCATCTTCTTTGGTAGGCTACATTTTCATCGTGTTTTGGGTCGGCTTCGAACTCCTTCACAATAGACATCGCGAGTTCCTTATCCATCCCGAAAGACATACCGCACAAAGTCTGCGTAGCCATGATGTAGCGCGTCTCCTCGTTGGTCGCCAACTTGGAGCCGTCACTCTCTATTGCAGCGACCTTTGGCGGCTCGATGTATGCGCGGTGCTCGGCGCGATAGTTGCCGAGAGCTTCCTTGAGGACGCGCTGCGTCGGCACGTCGGCCATGTCGCGAGCGCGGCAGAAAGCACGATGGACTTCTTCTTCGTCGGCAAATCCGAGAGCGTCGCGGAGCGATGTTGCCACTACCGCTACCGTGGAAGGAACAACCCTTCCGCCCTGCGTGTACGATAATACAAGCTCGTCGTGAATGGCGCGTGTGACATTATCCATGATTCCTCCCTTGCTCCATTTCCTCGAGCATCGCGAGCGACTTCTCATAGTTCTCGCGGGAGATGTCCTCCATCGTCTTGAACTTCTGTTGTGGGATGTGTTCGGAATTGCGCCTGCGTTCCCAGTTTAGGAGCGTGGCGTAGTGGCTCTTGTATTTCTTTCCCGAACTTGCAAGGAAGCAGGAGAGCTCGTCGAGAAGACCTTCGGCGTTATCGTGAGTGCTCCATTTTGCGTGCTCATCATCCGAGAGCAGCACGTTCTGGAACTGCCCGAACTTCTTCTTGATAGGCTTGGAATCCGTGGAGGGGGAAACGGCCTCGGCGGTAACTTCGTCTACAAACCCGCCGCGCACGCCTCCGTCCTTGCGGGTGGGAGCCTCCACGGATTTTAATCTTTTTTGAAGCTCGTCGCGCCTGCGTATGGCCTCGATGACTTCCTGGTACTTCATCCCGTACTTGCCGGCCATCCTGGCCTCTATCTCGTCAATGCGGGCGCCGTCGCCGAGTTCCTTCGTCACGGCGTTACGCATCTTCAGGTATGAGAGATTCGCCTTGTACCCCTCGGCCTCTACGATGAGCTGGAGCGCGAAGCTGTTCGCGTCCTTGTTCATCCCTTCGCAGCCGAGCGTTCGCTCGAAAGATCGAAGCCATTCCGCGGCCTTGTGGTCGTCGTGGAGTATGCCTTCCACCTCCATGCGAAGGGCGGTAGATGAAAGCTGCACCTTCATTTACGCCTCGGCGGTGTTGCGTTCCAGCTTTTCAACCACGCCGCGCATCGTGTCTGCGCTGTGCATGAGCCCGTATTGTTCGAGCTCCGTCTTTGCGTGCTTCGCTTTTTCCTCGAAATCGGTGAGAGCGGCCTTCGCCACGTTGACGAGAAGCGCCTTTTCTTCTATTTTGAACCTAAAACCGGCCATTCGTTATCCTTTGGTCGGTCGCTCGAGTGCAGGCTTTTTAGTTTATGTATTCCGCATTATCGGCAACCGAACCCATACCCAATAATACATTATTTTTTACCAAAAAGCGTCAATATCAATGTAAAATTTTAGTTAACAATATGCTAGTGTTTTTAACTAGTTGACAACTAGTTGCCAAGAGTTGCCAACTCCCCTGTAATGTAGTGTTTTAAAACATTACACTTCATTACATTACATCCCATTACATTACATTACACTACTTGTTTTTTATTTTAATAAATTTTTGTCTCTCCCTAGAGGGAGAGAGCGCGAGTTCGAGTGGAGGGGTGTTGACTCACTGGGTGGTGGTTTAGTGTTCGTGCCAATACGTGCATTTTAAGCCCGTTTTTGCTCCTGCCCTTCCCGATGTACCACCGAGCCGTAAAACGGCCCCACAAGCTACGGAAATGCAAATGGCGGATAGTTCCGTTATTCTCTCCGACATTCTCTCCGACATTTAGTCCCGAATCATTCCGTACAATTTAATAATACACACACGAACACCGTGCAGCCTAGTCGGTTGTCATGTTTTGACACTGTCGTTTTTTGACATTGTCAAGATTTGACGATAAATTCGTGTCATTTTCTGTCACTCGTTGTTGACGGAACCCTCGGAAGTTGCTACAAATTCTCAAAGAGGTGCGAAAATATGGCTTTGACTTTGAAAGAACTTGACAACCGTTTGAAGGTCCAGGAGGACCTCATTCTCAAACTCGCGAAGGAAGTGGAAGCCTTGAAGGCTCCCGCAGTTCCGCAGCGCGCCCCGGAGAACTCGATGAAGTTCAGGTAGGAGGTCAACATGGCCGAAGCGAAGAAGGAACAGAAGCCGCGCATACCGACCAACTCGCACCATTATGAACGTAATGGGAAGCACAAGCAGGCCCCAGCCTCCGGGACTTCCCGACTTGCCCGAACTTTCATTCCCGAAACGAAAACATACAGAGAGAAGCAGGGTTTTCTCGGGCTGAAGATGCGCGAAGACAAGCGCGACATAACGGAAAAGCTGCGCGACGGCATAAAGTGGATGAACGAGAAGTTCGTCATCACCTTCAAGCACCGCACCGAGTGTGTGGACCAGCACGAGTACGAGTGCCTCATGGTCACGCACGCCGCGATCTCCGACTTTACCGTCCAGGCGTTCATCTTCTCGCTGTTCTCGCTCGTCGAGGAGCTCCCCTACGTCAACCACAAATTCAACCCCGTGCGATATGCGGAAACGCAATTTTCCGACGACGTGAAGCGCGAGGAGTTCAAGGCGGTGGTCGAGGAGCTGGAGAAGATTTTCGTCCAGACGAAAAAGGACCTCAAGAAGTACATCGAGAACGACGCCTACTTCTTGAGCTCGCAGACCCGCTCCCACACGATATGGTTCTTGGAGCACTTCTTCAAGACCGACATCGAGGAACCGGACGCGCCGACCTCCGGAAAGGTCGTTTTCGAGGTCCAGGTTCCTGCACCGATTCCGCAGGAGGTCCTCGATGCAATGGCTCGCAAGTGAGAGCGACAAGCTCCTTATCTCCCCCTTCCAGCAGAAAATCATTTTTGCCGAGAACGAATTCACGCTCGCCTGCTGCGGTCGTGCTTCCGGGAAGACATCGGGAGTCACTTGTCGCTTGGCCTACCGGAACGTGAACTTCGGGCGCTCGGCTATGCTCATCGCCCCCACCTTCGGCCTCATCCGCGAGACGATCATGCCAGCCACGCAGGAGTGGTTCGACAAGTTCCACGTCAAGTACAAGGCGAACCTCACCGAGCACACCATCGAGACGAAATACGGGAAGGTCGTTTTCCTTTCCGGAACCCGTCCCGATTCTCCCCGCGGTTACACGAACCTCGAGGACTTCTATTGCGACGAGGCGGCCTACGTTCCGAGGAAGGCAATCAAGAACGGCCTCCTCGCCTGCCGTTCAAACAAGGGCTTATCCACGACCCAGTGCTACACGTCCACGGGCCTCGCCGGGAGCTACTTCAACAAGATGGCGAAGCAGCCGCCCGTCTCCGACGCGCTGGTGCTCACCGCCTCCACGTTCGACAACCCGTTCACGACCGCGCAGTACAAGCGCACCGTCTACGAGTCCCTCCTCGACACTCCGGCCTTCTTGCGTCAGGAGCTTTTCGGGGACCTGGACGCGGAAGAAATGAACCTCGTCTTCCCTCCCTCCAGCTTCGCCACTGTTCGGAGGGTTTCGGGAGGTCGCAAGCGCTGCGGCATAGACTTTGCATACGAGGGCAACGACACGACGTGCATCTTCGTGGTGGACGACTGCGGCATAGTCGAGAAGAAGGTCATCGGCAAGGATAACGGGCGCAAGTGCTTCGAGGAGTTCAAGCGCCTACACCAAAAGTGGGATTTCGAGTCACTCTCCCTGGACCATACCGGCGGTTTTGACGCCGGCTTTATCGTGCTTATGGAACAAGAAAAAATCTCCGTACCCGTGAACAAGGTAAACTTCGGTGCGGCCTCTCCCGATCCGAAATTCGCGAACATGCGCGCCTACATCTACTTCAACGCGCGCAAAATGATTATCGAGAACGGCTTCTACATCGGCGACACCGACGTGGAGGACGAACTCGTCCCGCAGACGTACTTCATGAACAACGCGGGGCAGATTCAGCTCACCCCGAAGAAGTACATCAAGAGCATTATCGGAAAATCCCCGGACCAGGCCGACGCGCTTTGCCTCGCCTGCTACCGTGGCAACCCTGAACCCTTAACAGAAGAACACGAGGACGAGGTGGTCCCCGCATCCACAAGGAGCTACTAATGGCTAACGAAACAGAAGAAGCGGTCGAGACCATCGTCCCGCAAGACATCAACCCGGCGGCTATGCTGCCCACTCCCGACGAGGAGCGCGAAATCATCGAGGAAATCGTCGAACTCTCCACGAAGTCGAACGACTATTTCAAGGTGGAGAACGACCGCAAGAAGGACGACGCCCGCGTCTACGCCGACGTGGTCGCCTTCAACAACGTGGACACGAAGGCCATGACGGCGAACCGAGCCGAGGCTACCGTGAACCCTCTCCCGCTCTACGTGAACGCGACAAAGAACCTTTTCCTCACGAACCCCTTCAAGGCCCAGGTGGAAGGAAGGAACGGCGACAAGTTCCGCGACTTCCTCGACCAGCAGCTTCAGGAAACCTTCACGAACAGCGACGCCGACGTGTCGGTGTTCTCGGAAGGCCTCCAGGACATTCTCGAGGAGGGCGGTTCCTTCATGTACCTCACGACCGAGGAAGGGCGCATCGAGATTAACCTGGCCTATGAGCCGAGCTCCTGCATCTTCGACCCGTGCTCCCGCAAGCTGGACGGACGCGACGCCGAATTCTTCGGAATCGTGGAGCAGCTCCCTTACGACCGCGTAAAGGAAATGGCCAAGGAGAACGGCGTGGAAATCCCGAGCAAGGAAAGAATACAGCAGACAAAGACCTGGAACTTCGCAGACTTTAACTCCTCCATCGGTTCCGTGAACCTCGTCCACTTCTACCGCAAGGATAGCGAGGGCGTGTGGTTCATCCAGGTCGTGGGAGACAAGGTCATCAAGCGCGTACAGTTCAAGGGCCTCTCTTGCCTTCCGGTGGTCCCCATCTTCGGCCAGCGTTTCAAGGACGACCGCAAGAAGTTCTACAAGGGATTCGTCCGCGACACGAAGCACCTCTGCAAGATCGTGAACGGCTGCTACGTTTCGCTTTGGGAGCGCGTGAGCGTCCCGAGCGTACCCTATACGCAAGTCTCCATGGAATCCGTAGAGAACCTCACCGCCGACTACGAAAACGACATGGCCCGCTACAAGCGGTACAGGGCGTACACGAAGAAGGGCGAATCATTCGTCCAGCTCCCCGAGCCGAAGCGCGTGGACCCGGTCGTCATTACCGCCGACTTGCTGCCGGTCATCAACGACTCGCTCAACAAGATTTCGCGCATGATCGGTGTCCCGGAAGAAGGCCTCGGCTTCAACGCATCCACCGAGGTGCAGAAGACCGCCGCCGAAATCCTCACCCGCTCCTCTGCCCTCGTGACCAACGTCTCGCACTACTACCGCCACCTCCAGCGCTCCATCCAGCACGTTGCCGAGGTTATCGTCGAGATGCTGTGCATCTACAACGGCATGGAGAACACGTACTCCATCAAGCTGCTCAAGGGGCCCGAGGATGCGCTCAAGCGCGAACAGCGCCGCCAGCAAATCCTCGCCTTCCAGAGTCTCGCCCCCGAGGCTGTGAAGCCCATCCTCCTCGCCGAAGCAATCAAGACCGGCGACTTCGAGAACGCCGAGGCCATCGCGGCAGCCATCTATACGACCCTCCCGCCGGAAATCAAGCAGGCCCTCGGCCTTGAAGGTGGCGTTGATGTCTTGGCGCTGCAGCAGCAGAACCAGGCTCTCATGCAGCAGAGCCAGCAGCAGGCGCAGCAAATCGAGGACTACCGCCGCACCATCGACGCCGACGTGATTGCCGGGCAGAACCAGTTGCTCATTACAAGGGTGAACAACGAGGCCGCCCTGCGCTCGAAGCTCGTGGAAATCGAGGCGAAGGCAGCCGAGAACGAGAAGGACCGCCAGCTTGAACTCGCGAAACTTTCCGTAGAGCAGAGGGCAGACGCCGAGAAGCTGTTCATGGAATCGCGCAAGGCAGACGAGCAGGCACGCGCAAACGTGATAAAGGCTTTGCAGGAAGCCAAGCGCCTCCACATCGAAGCCGAAAAAGCGAAGGCCGACATAGTGTCAAAAATTGACATACGCTTTAAAAAACACACTTACGGACAACCTCGTGGCGCCGTCAAGTGACATAATTTGACACAAAACGCGCGGAGTGCGTTTGCATTTTCCGCGCGTTTAATTTATTTTAAATGAAAACAAATGAGGTGAGACATGGCATTACCAAGCCAGGAATTATTGAACAAGTACCGCGCCGAAGAAAAAAGCGCGGACCAGGATAAACCCGCGAATCCAGAACAAACTAACGCGGAGACGACCGGAACCGAGACGGAAACGCAGCCGACGGGCGGCGAAACTCAAGGCGAAGGCGAAGCCACCACCGAGAAGACGTCCACTTCCTCCGATTCGAACGGAGCGCAGCCGAACGGCAAGGACGAAGATCGATGGGCGAAGACGCAAGCGAATTTCGAGAAGCGGCTGCACCGGCAAGAGCGCAGCCACCGCAGGCAGCTCAACGAACTCAATGCGACCATAGCCGACTTGAGGAAGCAACTGGAAGCAAAGAGCCCGAAGCTCCAGCGCGAGGACTTCCCGACGCTTGAAGCGTTCGAGAACTACCGAAAGGAAGAACTGAAGAAGGAAATCCTCGAGGACCAAAAGAAGGCGCAGGAAGCCCGCGACGCAGCAGCGACAAGGGATGCCGAGGCGCAGAAAAGGGTGGAGCAGACGTTCCGCACTCCCGAGCAGAGGAAGGAGTTCAACGAAGTCTTGACGGACTTCTTGGACGACAACGCCGAATGGCTCGAGACCGAAGAAGGCCAGCTCTATCAGGAAATCATCGACCAGTCCCCCATCGGTCTTGTAATGGCAATGGCCATCGGCAAGAACGAGGAAGTTCAGCGGCAGATGAAGACGTGGTCCAAGGACTTGCTCTATCAAAAACTTTTGACGTTCGAAAACGCACTCTTGCAGAAGGCCAAGGAACAACCGAAGGCGCAGACGCAAACGGCGCAACCTACGGGAGCCAAGGCCACAACGCCGACGCAACCGAGCACTAGTGGAATCCCCTCTACCGGGAGTGTCGGCAAGACACAAGCTGCTGCGACGTTCAATGCCAGGGAATGGCTCAAGAAGAACAGACCGCAGCGCTACCCCATCCACTAACAAGAGGAAAAAATCATGGCTAACGCTATCATTACCGTACCGGGTCTGGAAATCTTTACCGCTGAAATCGAAGAATCCTGCCCCATCATTGAAGACGCCCGCTCCACCCAGGAAGGCCTCCGTGGTCGCCAGGGCGGCAAGCTCAAGGTCGCCATCCCCGACCCGGGTCGCACCTTCGTCAAGAAGGGCGGCGTGCCGACTATCGGCGCCGGTGCCGACATCGAAAACACCGAAGTGAAGGAATTCTCCCGCGAGTTCACCGTGGCCGTCGCTACCAACGCCGCGACCATCTCCTCGCTGGAAAAGGTTACCGACATCGACTCCTTCGAGAAGGAAGTCGCAGACCCGCGCTCTCCGGAACTCGGCGCATCTATCCAGGAAACCATCATTTCCGAATCCGCCCTCTACGCCGACTCGGCCTTCGTGGTCGACGGTACGAGCGCCAGCTTTGACGGCTTCGGCCTTCTCGCTGACCTCGGCGGCGAACTTTCCGACTCCCGCTGCGGCGGCGAACTCGTCGGCTACATGAGCGGCAAGATTAAGAGCAAGATTTCCCGCGGCGGTTTGAAGGACTTCAACCAGGAAGCCATCTCCGGCGAACTCTACCGCAAGGCAAAGATTGGCGAATACAGCAACGTCATGTGGAAGAACACCCCGATGCCGATTATCGTTACCGGCGCGGCCCCTGCTTCCACGACCGTGAGCGCAAAGCCGACCGAAGGCTCCGACACCATCGTGCTCGCCTCCGCCAACATCACGACTGCGACCGTCATCAAGGCGGGCTCCGTGTTCACCGTTGCCGGCGTCAAGAAGTGCGACGTGCTCGGCCACGACATGGGCGAGCTCAAGTCCTTCGTGGTTCTCGCTGACGCTACGGGCGGCTCCGGCACCGTGTCCGTCAAGGTTGCCGAAATGAACGCCACGGGCGCCCACAAGAACGTGTCCGCCCTCCCGGCAGCTACCGCCGCCGTGACTTGGAAGACGGCTGCAAACAAGAGCTACGCTCTCGTGTGGGCCTTCCAGAAGGGCAACCTCGAACTCTCCAGCGTGAAGCTCGACGATTCCGGCCTGGAAGAAGTCAACGCCAAGAGCCCGAGCGGCAAGCTCGAGATGTCCGCCATCGTTCACGGCGACGTGAACCGCAACGGCACCTACCGCTTCGACATTGCGTTCCTCTCGGGCGCCGTCGACAGCCGCCGCGCCGCTCTCGGCCTCATCCAGCTCGACTAATTGTGTCCCCTTGCCTCCCTCCCGGTCCCTAGCCTTCCGGGTGGGAGTGTTCCTTTTCTCCTTATGTTGATTGACTAGCTAGAGTCCCGATATTTTCACCACCTCGAAAATTGAAGGGCTCTAGCTTTTTTCTTTAGGTTTTATATGCTCGTTCGCGAACTCATTAACGACATCCTGGACGAAATCGGCCAGCTCGTAGGCGGAAGGCCCGCCACAGACTCAGACGCGGCACGCTGCCGTCGTCTCATTAACAAGTGCGTACGAGAATACAACGTGCAGGGTTTCCTGCACTTCACGCGCTCCCGCCTGCAGCTCGGGACCGGGAAAGAGTTCACTTTCGAAAAGTGTCCTCTAAACGTGAATTCTGTTTTCTACAAGGTCGGCCCAAACTATGTGAAGTTGAAGCCCGTCCGCCTCGAGAACCTCCCCGCCTACGAGGGCGTGGGGTGCTCTCCGTTCAAGTACGCCTTCGACAAGTTCTTCGAAGGCAACGATCTAAAGGGCAAGCTCATTCTTGACCGCAACTCCATGTACGAAATCGAGGCCGTTGTGACCTACGAAATGGAGCCGTTCAACGAGGACGACATCCTCACCCTCCCGCCCGAATTTATCAACCTCATAACGGCGGACGTACAGTACAGATGGGTGGAGAACCTCGCCATAAATGACCGCCTCAAGATGGACAAGAAGTCCGAACGCGACACGCTCCTCGACTTTGTGAAGGGGCTCGAGACTCCCGCTCTCGACGTTCCCGAAACTTACGCTACACTCGACGACAAGTTCTACGGCGGCGTGGGCCGCCTTCCGGGGGTTTACTAGTGGCGGCACGTACAATACAGATAGGCTCCTTTTGCGGCGGCTCCTCGAAGCTGGCCGATTCCGAATTCCTCGGGATGGAGGAGTCTATCAACATGTACCCCGAGACCATCACGGCCACGGACACGTACTCCGAGAAGATGCTCAAGAGCGTGGAAGGCTTCGGGTTCGGCCACCTTTTCGCGGACGAAATCTTCAGGGGCATGGGCGTAGTCAACACCAACCCGTGGTATGCTTCGTCGGTGAACGAATCGTTCCTTACGGTCACCCGCGAGAAGAACAGCGGACACACGCACGTGTACAACATTTACGGCGGGACCAAAACCGAGGTCGGGTATTTCACCGAATCGGGAACGGACGCGCAGATTACCGAGCTCTCGAACGGCGTGGCGCTAATCCTTGCCAACAAGGCCATCCACTTGTGCGACCCGTCCAGCTCCGTATCTCCGGCGCCCTCCTGCCCGGTCGTCATGCTCCCGGAAGCCTTCGACCACGCGGGCTATGTGAAGCCTACGCAGATGGTGCAGCTAAACTTCCGCGTGATTATCAATGACGAGGACCACGACTACATCTACTGGAGCGGAATCAACCGCCCGCGTTCCTCCTCCGACCAGCACGCCTTCGACCAGTATCTCACCGTCTACGCCTACACGAAAACGGACGGGACGCAGGTCACGTTCAGCGACAACGTCTATTATCCGCCGAGCGAGGGGACGTACATCCCCGGCACTTTGAGTACGAACGAAGTGAACACGGCCGTGCTGAATAGCATGAAGATGGACTTCAAGGCCGATTCGGTCGTGGCCCTCCGTGCCACGGATTCCTCGCTGTTCGTTTTTGGGAATAGCTCCCTCCAGGTGCTCCGCTGGCAGAACTCCACCGACGCGCCGTTCGCCATCGTGGCGAAGTCCTCCCTAGCCGGAGTGGCCTTCAAGGATTCCGTGACCGTTATCGGGAACGAGTGCTACTTCGTGGGAAAGGGCCCGAACGGGATGCTCGGCGTGTTCGCCGTTGACGAGAATTGCCAAATACGCAAGATTTCAACGAACGCCGTGGACCAGCGCCTCGCGAAGTACAGCGTGGGGGGTAATGCCGGCTTCAAGGACATCCGCTCCTTCTGCTACTCCTACAAGGGACACCAGTTTTTTGTGTTCAAGGTCGAGGAGTGGAACAGCAGGATGGAAGAAACTCTCGCCTACGACATCGGCGAGGCCGTATGGGCCGACCGCGCGAGCTATGACGAGAATGGAGAGAAACACGCATGGTGCGCCATCGACGCGCAGACCATAGAAGGGATTCCCTTCTTCGTGACCTACACGAAGGGCGGGCTCGTCCGCATGTGTTCCTTCGCTCCGAGCAGCAACACCGACCACTACCTCGACGACACGAACGTGGAGGCCGACACCAAGGGCTACATCGTCAAGGAACGCACGACCGGAATCAAGTACGATGGCATTAACGACATCGTGGTGACTTCCCTCGAGCTCGTCATGAACTCGGGCGACACCACCGAACTAGACAACGCCAAGGACGGCTACAATCCGCGAGTCATGCTCCAGGTGAGCACGGACGGGGGCCGCACCTGGTCTAACGAGCTTTGGGCCTACGCGGGGCGCGTGGGACAATATGCATGGCGTGTACGCTGGAACGGATTGGGCCGTGGCGCCCGTTTCGCCTTCCGTGTCCGCATGACGGACCCGGTACAATTCCAGATAGCCACGGCATACTTGAGCTATTTGCAATGCGGGAATAGGATTTAAAGATGGATACCCAGGTAAAACAAAGTGCTTTTCTCGGCAACGGCGTAGTAGACACGAAGTCATACTTGCCGTTTGTTGCCGTGAAGAACGGGCAGACCGTCCGCTTGTTTACCGACGGATTCGTCGATTTTACGAACGTCCCGGTGCTGAAGTTCCCGGACTCCCGCTTCGCCTTCGCGGTGAAGTTTTACGAGGTTCAGTCGGGGGAATTCGTGAACGCATACCCCGCTCGCGCGTTGATCGTGCAGGCGGGCCGCACCGAAATGGAAATTAACGAACAGCTTGTCGCGTACGCAGAAGCGGAACTCGTGACGAAGGAGAACCAATAATGGGATTCTTTGACGGATTGAAAAGCGCAGCCGGTTGGGCTTGGGACCACTCCCCCGCCGGAATCACTTCCGAATTTGTCGGGGGTGTTACTGGCATTGACGGCAAGGACATCGTCGGGGATGTTTTCACCGGCGACTTCGACTCGCTCGGCGAAGACCTTCTCGAACCGTTGACCGGAAACAAGGCCAAGCAGGAAGCCTACGACGAGGCTATGAAAACCCTCAATGACCAGCAGACCATGATGAACGCGGGCTACGGCACCGCGCAGGGCATGGTGGCGGATTCCAGGGGCGAGATTGCCGACATTATCGGACCCGAGGCCATGGACCTCTACAAGTCGCAGCTTTACCAGCTCACGCCGAGTTCCTACGCCGCAAGCACCGAGCCGCTCAAGGGTTTCGAGTTCGAGCGCGACGTTTCCAAGTACCTCGACCCTAGCGCACAGTACCAAATCGACCAGGCCACGCAGCAAGTCCTGCAGAGCATGAGCGGGATGGGCGGAATCTCGGGCGGTGCGGCCTCCCGAGCCATTGCAGCAGAGACCGGCGCCAAGGCTTCCGAGCTCTACGGCGACGCCTTCGACCGCATGATGAAGGCCACCGAGCAGGAATACGGCAAGAACCGCGACATAGTGAGCGCGGAGCAGGCCGGAAAGAACACGGCCGCAGGCCTCAAGCAGACGCAGCTCGAAGGCATGGGCAATTTGGCAGGCTCCTACGTGGGGAACTTGCAGGGACTCACCGAGGATCAGGTGAACCTCCTCCTCGCGCAGATGGGCTCGAACCTCTCGCTCGCGCAGGCAATGTCGCAGCTCGGCATAGATGTCGCGAGCCAGCCGACCACGACGCAGCAGCTCCTCGGCATGGCCGGGGACGCCTCCACCATCTACAAGAACTTCGCGGGGTAATAAATGGCTATCAACTTTACACCGCTTACCGCCTACAAGTACGAGGTGCTGGACGGAATCAGGCAGCAGGCCGCGAACCAGCAGCGCGCCGCCTCCGGTCTCGGGGCCATGCTCGGCACGGCCCGCGGCATCTACGACGCACAGAAGGCGCGCGACTTCTTCGCGCAGTTCGACGACTCGGAAGAAATCGCGGCTATTGACGAACAGATAAAGGCGAACGAAGAACGCATAAAGGAGCTTGAGAAGGAGCTCGAAGGCATCGGGGGTTAATATGGCGCTTAACGATTATTTGCTGAACATGCCCGAAAAGCCGAAGGCCGAAGTGGACACGGCTCTCGCGTCCGTTGACGATTCCATGGCGCAGGCGCAGAAGGCCGCACAGATTCGCGGCAAGCGCGAGGAAATCCAGCGCCAAATCGCGAACCTCAAGGCCCAAAACGACAAGCTCCGCGCCCGCCGAGACAATATCAAGGCGAACAGCCTCTCCGACATGGACGAGGACAAGGTCGTCGCGATGGCAAAGTCCAAGGGAATCAAGGATTCCGACATCGAGACGTGGCTCCGTGGCCGCACGGCCCGCACTAATAGGGAAATTTCCCTCGGGCAGAAGGCATCGCTCGACGCCCAGGAACGCGCGATGGCCGAAACGAACAAGCAGAACGCCGCGCAGGCCATCTTCGACGCGCAGGCGGAGCTCGTCGCAGCCGAAAAGGCCGTGCCGGACGAACAGCTCCGCGCGCAGGACTCCATCGTGAGGGCGAAGCGCAACAAGCTCGCCACCCTCAAGAAGAATTTCGAGAAGGCCTACAACGTGCGCTGGGAGGACTTTTCCGAAGATGCCGAAGGAATAGACGACCAAAGCAAAAAAAGCCCGCAGAACGCGCAGAACGGCAAGGAAAACGTGGTCGTGAACTTGACCGAGGAACAAATCGGCGTTCTTGACGAACCGACCATCGCGAAGTACAACGAACCGACCGCGACAAACGAGGAAAAGCGCAGAATCAAGGCCGAGGCCGACAAGAAAATCCGCGAAAAGAACGAAGCCGACACCCGCCGAGCCCAACAGCTTGACAGCGTAAAAGGCGACCTCGCCACCATCGGCGCAAAGACCGGAATGGAAGCCGCCCGAATCATCAACGGCTTCGACAAGTCCGCAGACCGAAACGACCCCGTCAAGAGGTCGGCGGTCGCAAGGCTGAAAAATTTTGTCGGTAAAGACAAAGAATTTAAAACCTATAAGTCCCTCGACAAGCTCATGAAGTGAGGCGTATATGGCTATCAAGATTGACGACGAAGTGATGAAGGAATACACCGAGAGGAACAACCTCCCGGAAGTTTACGAGGCGTACAAGGGCATCAAGAACGCGAAAGACCTCAAGCGAGCGATGAAGGACAAGATGTTCCGCCGCACGGTGGAAGGCATCGAGGCCGAACAGAAAATCTCGATGAAGATCGACGCCCTGAACAAGCTCCGCGAGGACGCGACGCTCGAAGATGCCACCGACGAGGAACTCGTCGAGTACATGCCCGAAACCTTCGCCGACATCAACGCCGAAAAGGCCGAGGTGCAGTACGGCGT